ATATATAGAGCACTTGAAGTTATTGAAGGAAAAGGATCAAAAGCTGAAAAAGCAAAAGTTCTTGCAGCATTGATTAAGAATTAATTTAGCAAAATCTTAGTAATACACTAAGTCGTGTCAATTGAAACAATAAAAATAAACATTAAAAAATTAATAGAATCAGGACTTACAATTGAATCATATTTTATACTAGAATGTATTTACAGAGATGATAATGACTCTCTAGAATCATATGTAGAAAATTGTGGTAAGATTGATAAGTCCTGTTTTATTGATTTGATACAAAAATCATATTTAATGCCAATAATAGGTGATGTTATTTTCAGTAAGCTTAAACTTACACCTAAAGCATTGAATACATTAGGATATACTAAATTTTTAGATCATGAAAGATTTTTCAAAGAATTAAAAGAAGTTTATCCTAGAAAAGCAGGAAAAAGAAGTTTACACCAAGATCTAAGTGGTGTTAAAAAGAAGTATAAGAATATTGTAGATTCGGAAGAAATGCATATTGTTATATTAAATTGTATAAGACTATATATAAAAGAATTGAAAGATACTAATAGATTAGAATATATACAATTATTACCAACATTTATAAATCAAAGAAATTATGAACAATATTTAGAAGAAGCATCAAATATAACAGACAATGAAGAAACAGTAGATTATAACGCAATATAATGACATTTGAAGAAAGAATCAAAGAGGGATTAAGTGGGAAGTATAAAGGATTATCAAATGGTTTAGATAGAATAAATAAGTATATATTTGGTATACAAAGAGGATGTTACACTTTAATAGGTGGTTTATCAGGAGCAGCTAAAACTACATTAGTAGATTTTATGCTAATTAATGCAATAAACGATGCAGAATCTAAAAATATACCAATTAATATATTTTACTACTCTTTAGAAATAGATGAACATAGTAAAAAAGCTAATTGGCTTTCTGTTATAATATTTAATAAATATGATATTGTAATTTCACCTGAAAAAATAAAAGGATTAGGTGACTTTAGATTATCATCAGATGAACAAGAAATTGTAAATTCTGAAATACCAGAACTTGAAAAAGTATGGAATAAAATTACTTGGATATGGGAATCAGTAAACCCTACAGGTATTTATAAAAACATGTGGAATCATATGGACAAAAGAGGTAAGTTTACCTACGAAGACTATATTGATGAGCATGGTAATAAAAAACAAAGAATAGTTAAGTTTACTAACAATAATCCTGAAGAATATAATATTGTAGTGGGTGACCACTTAGCATTATTACATCTTGAAAGAGGATTTACATTAAAGGAAAACTTAGACAAAATAAGTGAATATTCAGTTAGATTGAGAAATCTATTTGGTATAAGCTTTTTATGGTTACAACAGTTCAATCAAGGGTTAACGAACTATAAATTCAGCCCCTTTAACTAGCAATAGTTATCGAATAACTCAGAATATCGGTGAAACTCCTACATAGGACAATACCGAGGGATAGATTAATTAATTAAAAATTTTTAATATGGAAAACAATAATTATATAGAATTAATAAAAGAACTTAAAAAAATAAAGGGTTCTTTATCATATGACGGAGAGGCTTCTTGTCAAGTATTATTACCAACTAAAAACAATACGTATCTTAGGGTAGGTATTACAGATAGTGATGCAGGTTCTGGAAAATTATGGTTTGATTATTATAAAGGTTTAAATAATGAAATTAATAAGCCCGTAGAGACTACCAATGAGCAGCCTGGATTATGTAGTTTTATATTTAATTATAATGGAATTACAAACAAGAATAGACCTTGGTGTGATGTTTATAAAGGTAAATGTAAATGTAAAAATAAAGGTTGATGGTATAGTCCGATCTGCACGTATAGATAAAGGTGCAGTTAACAACTATGTGAATAGTATAGAACGATTAAAATTTAAAGGCGCTGATATTTCACCTCAACAATCAGATTTTAAAGATAGTACAAATCCATATACAGATGCAGATATTGTCATGGGTATAATGAATGCATATAAAATGGATATGGAATCTTGCTTAGGTTACAATATTAATGGTTCTGGCACTTATGTACTTAGAGATAGGTTTAGGTTGCTTAAAATCGTTAAAAACAGGCTTAGTAGGGATAATATATCTATAGGTCTATTGTTTCAAGCAGAATCTGGTTATTTTGAGGAATTGCCATTAGCAAAAGAGTTAACACAAGAATATATATCAAAAATTAACAATTTAATTAACAACAGATAGATGAGTGAAGTAGAATTAGTATTACCAGTAAAAAAGGTAGCTATTAGTAGAACTAATCCTAAAAGATTAATAATTTATAGTAAACCAAAAGTAGGTAAAACTACAGCTTTGGCAGGACTAGAAAATTGTCTTCTTTTAGATTTAGAGAGTGGTTCTGATTATGTAGAAGCAATGAAAGTTAAAATTACAAGTTTAGCTGATTTGCGTAAAATAGGAACCAAAATTATAGAAGCAGGCAGACCATATGAATATATTGCAGTAGATACAGTTACTGCACTAGAAGATATGGTTAAACCACTTGCTCTTAAACTTTACCAAGCAACTCCTATGGGGAAAATGTTTGATGGTGACATCTTAACATTACCTAATGGTGCTGGGTATGGTTATTTAAGATCAGCTTTTTTCAGTGTATTAGATTACATTGATACATTAGCTGATAATATTATCCTTTTAGGTCATTTAAAAGATAGACAAATTGAAATCAAAGGTAAAGAAGTAGTAGCAGCAGATGTTGATTTGACAGGTAAGATAAAATCTCTTATTTGTGCAAATGCAGATGCTATAGCTTATATGACTAGAGAGGACAATCAAACTGTTTTGAATTTCCAAACAAGTGATAATATTATATGTGGTGCACGTCCTAAGCACCTTAGCAATCAACAAATTGTACTTAGTGAAGTACAAGAAGATGGTACTGTTAAAACAAACTGGGATAAAATTTATATAAAATAATAATTAAAACAAAAAAGAAGTATGGGATTTAGTGCGGAAGAAGTGAAGGTAGGAAATGGTAGCAAATACCAATCAGCAGGAGTGAGTGAGAAAGTGTCAATTAGTGAAGTTATATTGAATCATAATGAACAGTATAATACTAAAAGCATTACGCTAAAAACAATCAATGAAAATAAACAAGAAGGTCAGTCAAAACGATTATCTTTGACTACAGATATCAAACCAGGTAATCAAACATCTGGTTGGTTAGTTAGTGCAAAATCATTGTTGAATATTTTAATGTCAACAGGTAAATCTAGAGAAGAAGCTAATGAGGTTTTGAAAGCAAGTGATGAAAAAGAACTTGTTAAAAAATTAACATCAGCTTTGGTTGGTAAAGAATTTAGAGGTTTGTTCTCTTCACGAGAATATCAACCAGATAAATTTGCTATTGAATTATATACTACAGAAGCAGTAGGTGGGACTCGACTAGTTTGGGATCCAAATAATCAATATTACGTTAAGCGTTTACCTAAAGCTACATTAGGAGAAATGGGAGCAACAGCTGCGCCATCAGGTGCAAATGACTTACCATTTTAATTTAAGTTAAATTAGAAAAATCAAGGTGCTAATCTATTAAAGGTTAGCACCTTTTACATTTATAAAATGTTTAGCGCAGATGAAATAAAAGAAGATGTTGATGTTAAAGTAATTTTTAGTAAAATATCTGATTTTGATATATTTAAAAGATATTGTACTAACTTTGAAGAAATAAACAAAAGTTTTAAATCAGAATTTTATAATGATAATACAGCTAGCTGTAGGATATACCAATCCAAAGATAATGTGTTATCATATAAAGATTTTGGTACAGATGATTATTGTAGTTCAATATACTATGTTGTAAAAAAGTATAATTGCACATACAAAGAAGCATTAAATATAATTGCAACAGATTTTGGAATAATAAATTCTAATAGTAAAGTATCACCTAGTTTTATACTTGGTGAATATAAACCTAAAATATTATCAGTAATTGACAAATCTTATATAACTATAGTTCCTAGGAATTGGACATTGTATGATTATAACTATTGGGTTAAGAAATATGGTATATCATTAGAATGGTTAGAATCTTATGAAATTACACCTTGTGAATATGTATATTTACACAAACATAACAATAAAATAGCTTTTCCATATAGTAATCAAAATCCTATATATGCTTATAAGATTAATGATGAAAATGGTAAAATTGGTTATAAAATATATAGACCTTATGAAAAAGATAAGCGATATAAGTGGATGAGTGATACTACATCTGATATGATTCAAGGGTATAACCAATTGCCTAAAACAGACGATTTATTAATTATAACAAAATCACTTAAAGATGTGATTTGCTGTAGGTTATGTGGTTATAGTGCTATTTCTTTGCAAGCCGAAGGAATAAAACTTGAAAAAAATGTCGCTGATAAGTTGGAAATTAGATTTAAAAAGATTATATTACTTTACGATAATGATGTAAAGGGATATGAATCTGCCAAAAAGATAACTAAAGAATATGGGTTTAAATCAATTATAATACCACTTAATACTGGTTGTAAGGATTTATCTGAACTTATAGAGAAAAGTGGCTTAGAAGTTGCAAAAACAACCTTAAATGGGCTATTATTTGAATAATTAAAACAAGATTATAAAACAAATGAAAATATGGCATTTTAGTGATACACATACATATCATGGATTATTAAATATTCCAGAAGATATAGATATTGCAATATTCAGTGGAGATTGCAGTAACCCAAGAGATATATACACTAATGAACAGCAAGTATTAAATTTTTTATGTTGGTATGGAATGAATGTTAAAGCCAAACATAGGATATTTGTTGCTGGAAATCATGATACATCAATTGAACGTAAGTTAGTTAATAGAGATAAATTTAAAGAACATAGAGTTACATATTTAGAAAATGAATCTGTTGAAATTGAAGGTTTAAAAATATGGGGAAGTCCTATTACTCCAACTTTTGGTATTGGGTGGTCTTTTAATAAAAAAAGAGATAAACTACATGATTTATGGCAAACAATACCAGATAATACTGATATAATAATATCTCACGGACCTCCAAAAGGTTGTTTAGATTTATCATTTGATCAAACTGGAAAACTTGAATTTTGTGGTTGTGAGGCTTTAAGAAAAAGATGTTTACAAATAAATCCTAAATTAGTATGTTTTGGGCACATTCATTCAATGGAAGGTGCTACAAATGCTGGTTTTATGAAATTAGGTATTGGAGATACATTATACAGTAATGGTAGTGTTGTATTAGATGGAAAGTTTGGTAAAGTGTATACACATGGTAATATATTTGAAATATGACACAACTGTTATGGTTAGATGATGTAAGAAACCCATTAGAAGATAATTGGTTAGTATTTA